TCCTGCAATCCGCCCTAGCCGGTGAAAATCTTTCCTCCGTCGAGTTCGCACAGAACGCCGTCGAACTCGCCAGCATTCTCGACGTTGACCGCAGGACAATTCAGCGCTGGCGAAAAGTTGAAGGCAATCCGGGTGTGCGGCCCGATGGTCGTTATCATCTTCCCTCGTGGCGGGCTTTCAAGCTCGCCCGACAAGGAACAGAGAGTGGCGGCGACGGCCTGAGCCAGTCGCAACTCAAAGCGCGACAAGTCCTGCTCCAAAACCAAAAGCTTGAATTCCAAATCGCACTCTTGCGACGGGAATATGTGCCTGCTTGTGAAGTTGAGAAATGGGGCGGTGAACTCGGCACCGCGATCCGCAAAGTGGTTTCCGCCGTTCACCTTTGCGCTCCTTCGGTGGTTGGTGTCTCGGTTGCGGAAGCGGAGGCGCGGTTAAAGGAATTGGAAGACGAAATTCTTCAACAGCTTCATTTGCTCTCAGACTCCTTTGCGAACTGGAAGGCCACGGATGAATCCACTGAGTAAGGGATTCAAGTCGGCAGTCCGGCCCCCTGACCGCCGCAAGCCGTGGGCGTGGTGCGAGGATCACGTCGTCGTTGACAACACTTCACCGATGCCAGGGCGCTGGCGTTCGGATTCCTCGCCGTGGGTCAAGGAATTGATGGAAGTCTTTCCCGATAATCGCGTGACGGACATCTCGGTGATGTGTTCCGCGCAGTCGAGCAAGACGCAGACACTTCTCAATTGTTCATGCTGGGCGATTTCCGAAGACCCCGGCCCGGCGATGTGGGTCATGGCCGCGAAAGATGAAGCCAAGACTTTCGTGCGGGATCGGGTGAAGCCGACGTTTGAAGGCTGCAAGCCGGTTGCCGACCTGATGATTTCGCCGGAGGCGTACGAATTCACCTTCGCCTCGATGCCGTTTTACTTCACCGGCGCTGGGTCCCCTTCCAAGCTGCAATCCAAACCGATCCGCTGGCTCTTTCTGGATGAAGTCAGAAATTATCCACCCGGCGCATTGGACACCGTGCTGAAACGAACGCGGGCGTTTTGGAACTCCCGCCGCGTTCTCATTTCCACACCCGACAAAAAGAACGATGCGGTTCATCGCGCCTTCCTCGCGGGCGATCAACGCATATTTCATTTCCCCTGCCCCGGTTGCAGCCAACTCCAAACGCTCAAATTCGAGCAACTCAAAGCCGTCCATCCAGACACGGGCAAGGTTTGCAAATTCAACGAAGTCCCCGGCGCAAAAGACGAACGCGGGAAATGGAACTTCGATTTGCTGGCGGAATGGATTCGTTATCAGTGTGTCGCTTGCGGACACCTGATCAAAGACGTGCCGGTCGAACGGAAGGCCATTGCCCGCAATGGCCGGTTCATTCGGATGAACCCGAAAGCGCCCCGGCATCGCGTGAGCTTTCATTGGAACGCTTTGCTGCCGCCGTGGGTTTCGTGGCGCGGCATTGTTGAGGAATTCATTCAGGCCCGGTCAGCGGCCCGCACTGGCGATCTGGAACCGCTCAAAACTTTCATCAACGAGACTTTGGGCGAACCGTGGGACGACCAGCTTGGAGAGATTGATGATTATGATTTCCTCGACCTTCGCAAAGCGGATTACGAATTCGGCGATACGTGGGCTGAGGAGCGTGTCCGATTTCTTGCAGCCGACAAACAGGAAGCCGGTGGCGAACATTATTGGTGGGTCATCCGCGCCTTTGCTCTGTCAGGCCGCAGCCGCCTCATTGCTTACGGGCGATGCAACACCAAAGAGGAACTGGAAGAAATCCGCCGCACGTATGGTGTAAAGGCCGCCAATTGCATCATGGATGCGGCATTCAAGGCATCCGAAGTTTATCGCTTCTGTCTGGCAACCGGCTGGAAAGCATTCAAAGGAGACGACGCCGATTTTTTCCTCCGCAACGACCCGCGCACACGCAAAGCGTATCGCCAGGTCTGGACGCGCAATTGGGCCGACCCGCATTACGGCACGAACATGGCCGGACGCACTAAACCGATTCCGCTGTTCCGTTGGGCCAACAACGCGGTGAAAGACATGCTCACGGAAATGATGATGGGGCTGGTGGGAGATTGGACGCTTCCGCGAAAAATCGGCAGCGATTACTTGAAGCAGGTCACGGCAGAACGGCGCGAGGAAAAAGAGGACACGAAAGGCCGCATCAGTTTTTTCTGGAAACAGGTCAGGCGCGACAACCATTTGCGGGATTGCGAACTGATGATTCTCGTGGCGGCGGTCATCACGAAGATTGTCCAAAGCCGAAAATAAAGTCCGGGTGACGACGCCAAGGAGGTGGAGGTGGGGAACCCCGCTGAAGAAACGTGCGTCATCCGAAATTTTACAACGCCCAAGTTGTAAATGATTTCATGCCGCTGGTAAAGCCGATTGACGTGCCGCGTTAAGTGACATGGCACCTGACCGGATTCTTTTCATTCGCAGTTTCGTTGAAAGCGCGAGAGCAGTTGGAACCCAAACCAGTAAATCACTCACGCAAGTTCTTGCCGAAATTCGTAACGCCATTTTCAGTGACGAACTTCAAAACGGAAAAATCCTGATTTCCACTGCCGAAGCTGGCGGCACTATCACTTTTGCGATTCCCGCCGGCCATTCGCCTTTGGAAATCATGGCCCTGGCACAAGAGGCGATTGACTGGTGCAACCAGTTCCCTGATCCGAACAACCCACCCGCCACGGCCCGGCGCATTCGACGCCTCCGCGTTTCCTTCGCTAAAGCGATTCCCTCCTGAGCATGGGTTTTTGGTCAAAGCTATTCCCCCAGACACCCCGGCAAACGTTCACCAATGTTTCAGGACGTTCCACGCCGCAGGCGTCCAGCACAGAGTCCATCCCGGAAAGCACGCCGGAACCCGGCCCACGGAACGTCAATTCCGGTTCGATGAGCTACTACGAGGCTCTGTCGGATTCCAAAGACCGAACTTCGATTCCGCTTTTCTCGCTCGCGATCAAAGCGGTGCTTCAATCGTTCAATCGCGAACGTCTCGCCTTTCTGGGACGGTATCTCTACGACAACGATGGAATCGTCGCGTACGCGGTGGATCAAATCGCCAACTACAGCGTTCCGATCACGCCCATGGCGGCTTCGGCCAATCCCGAAGCCAACAAGACGTACGAAACTTATTTTGCGAACTGGAGCAAACGCGCTGACTACACCGGACGCTTCACCTTCGACAGCCTGCAACGGCTCATCTGCAAAGCGATTGACACCGACGGCGACATCGGCGCAACGCTTAACGCGAGTCATGGATTTCCGCAGGTTCAACTTTTGGAAACGTGGCGCATCAATTCACGGCTGGTTCAGCACAAGAACATCAAGCACATGGACGGAGTGCGGATTGACGGTGAAGGCGCAATCCAAGGTTTTTTCATTGTTGAAGCCGCGAACATTCTCGGTTCGGCCCTTATCGGAGACACGCCGCCGCAATTCATCCCGGCGAGTCAGGCCGTGCTGCTCTACGATGCCGACCGCTACAGCTCCTATCGCGGCATCACTCCCATCAGACGGGGAATGAATGACGTGCGGGACGCGAAGGACATAAAATCTTTCGAGAAGCTCGCCACGAAAATCGGCGCGGCCCTTGCCGCCGTCATTGAAGGCGGAATTGAGGAAGAAGATGTCTGGGGCGACGACACCGGCCCGGACGGGAATGCGCCGCCGACCGAAGATCCCGCCAACCCCCCGACTCAGCACGAGAAAAAAATCACCGTCGCCGAATTGCTCGGCGGCGACATCGTAACGTTACCGGAAGGTAAGAAGCTGCACCAATTAGACAATTCCCGGCCCGGTGAGCGCGTGATGGAAATGCTCGATTACCTGGGCGGCTGCTTTGTCTCGGGCCTCGGTGTCCCGCCGTCATTCTTTTTGGTCAGGAAGATGACCGGCCCAAATCAGCGCAATGTGAATGGTCAGGCGCAAAGAAAATTCAATCAACGGCAGGAACTCATCGCTGCGTTTGTGGAATGGGTTTGGGTGCGGGTCATTGCCTGGGGAATTCAGTACGACGGCCTGCCCGTGGTGGACGGCTGGGACAAGATCGAATGGCAAGGCCCGCCCAAGGTGAGCATTGACGAAGGCGCGGACGCCGCCGCCTGGCGCGACGATGTGGCCTGCGGCCTGATGACCCGGCAGGAACATTACTCCAATCGCGCCCGCAACTGGCAGCGCGAGACGGATCAGGGTTTCGCCGAAGACGATTACATCCTCACCAAAGCCAACCAGCTCGCGACCAAACAAAAAGTTCCGGTCGAAACCATTCTCGCCCGTTGGGGCTACACACCCGCCAAGCCCGCCCAAAATCCGCAATCCACTAAATCCAATGAAGCTGACTCACCGCCTGCTGACTGACGCGCCGATGTTGGAAGACGGCGCACTCTCCGCGCTCCTTCACGACTTTCAGGCGTCTCTAAAATTATTTTCGGTCCTGCTCGAACCGCTGGCAGCGGAGCATCCGTTCTACAAAATGCTGCGCGAAAAAATGAAGCCGCAAATGTCGGTGCGCGAGGACGGCATTGCGGTTGTGCCGGTGGAAGGAGTGCTCGCCCGGAAACCCGATGTGTTCGAGTTGTTCTATGGCATGGAGGATTCAACGAACGTGTTGGATATGGTCGAGAACGCCCGGCGCAATCCAGACGTGAAAGGAGTTTTGTTGAACGTGGATTCACCGGGCGGCTTTCTCACGGGCGGTCCTGAAATCGCCGATGCGATCAAAGCCACTGATAAACAAAAGCCGGTGGTGTCGTGGGTGGGCGGCACGATGGCGAGCCTCGCCTATTACATCGGTTCACAGGCTTCACAGGTTATCGCCAGCCGCAGCGCACAGGTCGGGAGCATCGGGGTTTTCACCACGCACATTGATTACAGCAAAATGCTCGAAGTGGCGGGCGTCAAAGTGGAAGTCATCAAAAACAAGGAAGCGGATTACAAGGCTGCTGGCGTGATGGGAACGGCATTGAGTGACGAACAACGCGCTCATATTCAGGAACGGATTCAATCCTCTTTCAAAGATTTCAAACGCGCCGTCAAAAGCGCACGGCCCAATGTGGCGGATGAAACTTTGCGCGGTCAGGTGTTAAGCGGCAGTGAAGCAAAATCCGCTGGCCTGGTGGATCGAGTCGGTGACATGAGCTTTGCGCTCTCGGTTCTGCGCTCCGAAATCCGCCAGCGAAAAAATTGACGTTCCCGCTTGTGTGGCGGCAGTGCCGCCTCCCTATGGGAACTGAAAACAAAAACGCTGACCAAACCGACATTCTCGCCCAGTTCGAGCAGACAACTGCCGATCTCAAAACCGCCAAGCAAACGATTGGCACTTTGCAAACGCAGGTCACAACCCTGACCGGCGAACGCGATACCGCCAAACAAAACACCGCCGCGCTCACGCAGGAACGCGACTCGCTCAAAGCTGAAAACGAACGGCTCAAAGGCGAGCAGGAAGATTTCAACAAACGCCTTTCCGCCGAACTCGCCAAGCACGGCATTCGCAATGCCGAAGGTTCGACGAAGACCGAGAGCACGGAAACCAAAAAGCTGACGGCCACGGAACAGGTGCTTGCAGCCAAAGGTGTCAAGTCGCTCGACGAGCTTTCACGCGCCCGCAAACAAAACTCCTAACCCAAGCCGTAACACTCCATGCCCGTTCTAATCGCCGATCTCTGGATACCCGACATTTGGATCGCTCACATGGCCGAAAGGCAGAACACGTTTCCGAGCGTGTTCACTTCCGGCATTCTCACCCGCACGCCGGAACTGGACGCCATCGCCAGCGGCGCGGGCCTCTCCTCCAACATTCCGTTCTTCAAAGACATCACCGACCAGGCGGACGAGGTGCAGGTGGAAAATCAAGGCCCGGCCACCGACAACGGCCAGCCTTCCGGCAAAATGGTCGCCACGATTCTCAATCGTGTGACCAAAAACAGTGTCACGGCTTTGTCGGGTGCGATTTCCGGCGCGGACCCGCTCGGTTCCATTATCAGCCAGCTCACCGAACGGCGCATGAAGCAGCGCAACACCACGCTGATTGGTTTGCTGCGTGGCCTGTTCGGTTCAGCCGGTGCGAAGAACGGCGCGGCGGCTCTGACCGCCAATCGTTGGGGCGGAACCAATGCGGAAATTTTCATTGAAGACGGCAATGCGTCGGTCGCCGCAAACAACTGGATCACGCCGGACGTATTTATTTTCACCAAGGCGCTCCTGGGTGAATTGGCTGACGACCTCGCCAACGGTGTTTTCCTCTGTCATCCCAACGTCAAAGCGCGTCTGGAAAGTCTCGACGCTTTGAATTTCAAGACGGGTGTTCCCAGCGCCCTTGGCCCGATCAACACCTATCGCGGCATCCCGATTGTCACCAGCAGCAAACTGGTTCGCGCAGGCGGCGTCAGCGGCTTCGTTTACGACAGCTATCTGATCACGCGCGGCACGGTGGGTTATGGCGAGAAGCCGCAGCAGGGTGACACCATTGATGTTTCTTCGCTCCACTACTGGAAAGACCCGGATAAAAACAATGAGTTCATTTACGACCGCACCCGGTTCGTGATGCACGTCAATGGCACGAAATGGGTCGGCAATCCCGCCGGGCAGACTGCCGCGAATAGTGAATTGCAAACCCCTGGCAACTGGCAACTCGCCTGGCAGACGGCTGACCGCATCGGCGCAGTTTGTTTCCGCACCAATGGGTGACAGAGTCACCGACCTTTATGCCAAGCGACATTTCATTGGACAATGTGGGGGACGACTTTGAAGCCGTCCCCGTCCTTCCACTCACAGGCGAGGCGGCGAAGATTGCGCCGCTTCCCGGTGTTTCCGGCGATCTGGTTGCGGATGAGGATTCGGACGACGCTCCGGGGCCGGTTGAGGACAAGGAACAAATCGCTCCCGCAAATTTGCGGGATGCCTTTGCGTTGCTCACCGCCGCCGACTCCCTGCCTGAACGCACCAAGGCTGAGAAACTGGTGAGAGATTCCCGTCTCGCTTTTGCCCGGAAGCACGTGGCGCATTTGCAGCAAGGTTTACCAACTCTGCCGATGGACGCAACGATGTTTGCGCACGCCTTCCAAAAGCAAGTGGCCTCCCTCAATCGCGAGCGGGTTTTAACACTCGCCCGCGAGCATCGGGAAATTGCCGACCTCCTGGCCGAACGCGACCTGCTGGATGAAGAAAACAAAAACCTCAAAGCCGAACTCGAAAAGTTGCGGCGCAAATAATTGACCCCAGTTCAGAAAGCGCGTCTCATCGGTTTCAAAGCCTCGCTCGCCCAGCGAGGCATTTTACTTTCGCTGGAAGGAACAGAACTCAGTTTCAACGCGCTCGTGCAGCCGTTTGTTCCCGACGCCGGAGAATTTTCCGTCAGCAATGAAACCCGCAATGCTGCCAGAATTCATGTGCTCCGCGACTCGCCCGGCATCGAGCAGATCGCGGTTGGAAGTGTGCTGGCCGATTCCGCAACGGCCTGCCGCGTGACGCACATAGAAGATTCTCCCGCCAATATCGCGCTCATCTTCCACTGTGAGACGGCCCCGCTGGAATGAAATTCTCCGTTGATTCCAACGTCCCCGAATACGGTCACGCGCTCGGCGAGTTTATTCGCTTCTACGCGGTGAGCATCGCGCAGGCTTTACGTTATCAGGGAAAATTGCTTGCTCAGGAACTCATCAAAAAAACTCCCCCGGACACTCGCGCTCAGGGACGGCACGCCGTTGAACGGGATATAAAACGCGCCGTTCGTCCGCTGCGTCCGCAGGATTTCAAGTCCAAGAAAATTCGTTCGCTGATTCGCAAACGTGATTATCAGGCATTGGAAGCTGTGTTCCGCCGATTTCCCGATAGCTCCGACCTTCGCAATGTCTCCGTCGTTCCCTTTGACCCGAAATTGCATACCGAAATCCGTGACCGTCGAGGCCGGGTTAAAAAGTTTCAGCGCAAGGCCACGCCTGATTACAACGAAGTGCGCGAATACATCGCGCACACTCAATCTCATGTTGGGCAAGCGAAGGGCGGCTGGGCCGCGTCATTCATCGGCCTTGGTGGACGGCCTGCCGCCTGGATCGCGCAACATGCCAGTGCCGGAAGTTTTGAAGACCACGCAGGCAACCCGCTCCTTGATTACATCCAGATGACCAATCGTTCCGAATGGGCGGGCGGCGGGGACGAAGATCGGGTCATCGAAAATTCTTTACGTTCCCGCTCTATTGCCATGCTCAACGCACTAGCCAGAGCGCAGGACAACGCGCTGAAACATTCGTTCAATTGAACCTCTGGGAAATACAACCGTTCATCGTTGGTCTGCTGAAAGCCAGCGCGAAACTTTCCGACGCAGTCGTGCTCGCTGACGACGGCACGTATCCGAAAACCCCCGAACGCGAGAAGGCTCTGCGCGAGCCGGGCCTGTGCCTGATTGTCTGGCAGATCGAGAGCGGCGGTTTGCATGACCACACTTCCAGCGGCCCGGCCAGCCACGATGTTTACGTTCCCGTTGTTATAGAAGAAAACGTGACAGCCAATCGCTCAGACAACGGAACCAAAATAACCGCTGAAAAGGCGCTCCAATATGTTTTTGAAATCTGTGTCGGCCAGCCCAAGCCGTCGCTGCCCAATCGTTCCCTGGTTCCGATGGACCCGCCTTTCAAAAATTTTGGAACGGTCAATGGCATCCAACGCATCGTCGCCAACCTGAGCATCCGCGCAAGCATCATCCCCGCATGAAAAACTTTTTTGACACCGAAACCGTAGT